CATATCTATCAAGACTTAAAAAAGTTGTTAGTATTGGTAGAGTAAAATGGATCGAAGACAGTAAGATGACAGGTAAAGATAACTGTTGTTGGTACTTATTTGACAAAACACCGCAGGTTGCACCAATAGAATTTTGGGGTAGAAGGTAAGAAAAGGAGATAAATATTATGAGTGATTTGCCGTCAACAATTACAAGTGCAGATCGTAAAGAGATTAAGAAAGCACTGCAAGAAATGTCAGACTCTTTCTACCAAATCGAAGCGCAAAAAGATTTACAGAAAGACATTGCGCAAAAGATGCTTGATGATTTGGGAATTCCTAAACGAGACTTCAATCGCCTCGCAAAGATTTTCCACGCTTCAAACTTGGTGGAAGAAGCTGCACGTAACGAAGAATTCATGGAGTTTGCAGAAGCAATTCTGATCGACCCTGAGAAACAGATCGAAAGTCAGTAGATTGACTCCTGCAGAACAAGCACAGAAACAAGCCGAAGAAGCAATGGATGGTTTCATCCTTTGGAGTAAACGAGCTACTCTGTGGTCAGCATTCTTTTTATGTCTAGTTGTATTTGCTTGCAATAGTGGAGTAGATGGAACTGGTAGTGGTTATAATGGCGAACAGTATGATCCAACAAACTTGAATGTAAAGGAATGAGAACAAAAGATTTCACCGATCAATCATTTTGTTGGCGAGGACTTGACGATTTTAACGTGAGAAGATGGGAATCGCTCTACAAAAAATACCAATCTGAAAATCCTGAACTCGTTGAAATATTTTCAGTAGATCACGAAAATGGATTTTTTACTATGGAAGATATAAATGGATTTGTTCTATCGGACACTCTACGTGTTAGAGATCTTGAAATATCAGAAAAAAGAAAGATCACAACGGATGTTATAGTATTATGGGGTAAGATGCAAAGTTGGTCAGTTGATGGACAAAAGGTATTTGTTCATAGAGATTATTGTATTAATAATATAATGTATGACGTTGATAGGAAACATATAAAATTAATCGATCCAGATTCTTTTTGTTATGACTATCCCCATATGATGACTCCTAGATGGCATGGGACTTTCATAGATACTATTTACAATATGAGAAACTGGGAGTTTGTTTAATGTGGTTTATTGTTTTCTTCATGGCGGGTATGGAACCCTTCGCAGTCAAGACGTTAGAGTTCGATGTGAGATACGAGTGTGTTGATTATGTAAATGATCCTGCGAACTCTAATCGTCTTGCGATTGAAGTCATTGCGAAAGCAGGGTTCAATGATGAAATCCTTGCAGTCGTTTGTCTACCCGAAACTGATATCCCAGAACCAGAAAAGGAAAGTGCATGATACGTTGGTATGATTATGCAGCCGCAATACTATTTGCATATGGTCTATACGGTCTACTGTTCTTTCCATTCTTTGGATTTGTAATGGCGTGGGCTGGTTACGAAATAGGATGGAAGAACGGTTACTGCGAGTATCGTAAGGATCAAGAAGATGTTCACCGTTGAATTTGATCACGATGATATTCAGATCCAGATTGTTGATGAGGAAGCAAACCACGAAGATCTTGTCGTCAATGCATTTGATGATATAGTTTTTATCCGACAATGGAATGAAGAGTTGAATAGGTTTGAAGTGGTGTCTATTAGTCCTAGTCAATGGGAAGAACTGATCTCTGCGATAGACTCACCCGAAGGTTGTTTTATTGTAGAACGCAAATAAAAAAAGGGAGATCCGAAGATCTCCCAGTTTGGTAGTAAGTGGGGCGGTTGATCCGCCCTTCTTTTTATTATTAGAACAAGTTTGTAACTCGTACACGGCGGTAGTAGTTGTTTGAATTTTGATCCAAATCACCGTTACCTGCAGTTGTACCTTCCGCAAATGGATTCGCAACCATACCGTAGCGAGTTTTAAATCCGATTTTTGGTTGGAATGAGTTCTCACCCACTGCACGGACCATCTGTAGTGGTACGTATGGGCAGTAGAACAGACCTGCGTCGAATGCTGATGCACCTTTGTAACCAACTACTAGGTAGTTAGAACCCGCATATGGGTCAATGTACACACGATAACGACCATTTAGTACACCTGCGAAAGTGTTACCTGTTGAGTCAACTTCTAGTGAGTTGCTGTTCAACGCTGGTGCGTAATCTAGTACACCCGCCATTTGTAGTGCAGATGCAACGTCTGAAGAACAGATTACGATGTTACCTTTACCACGGCGTGTCTGTTTTGCGATCTCGTTTGCTTCAGTTTCGATCTGGAACATTAGACCTTTGAACTTCTCAACTGACCAACGACCATTTGCGTCTACGTCTAGGTCAAAGATACCTGCTGATGCAGTACCCTGTGCACCTGGCTTCGCAGTTGCATAGATGTTACGTACTACTTCACGGTTGATCTCTGTCAGAATTTCTGCTTGCAGGATGTTTGCAAGTTCTGTTTCTGCGTCTAGACCGTGTACCGCTTTAAGGTCTTGTGCAAGTTCAGTTGTGTACTCTGCTTTCAGTGCACGTGTTTTCGCAGCAACAGTTACTTTCTCAATTGAGAACGCCATTTCTGCAAAGTTGGTTCCGTTACCGTCACCTAGTGCTTCACCTTCTGCAGTTGTCATACCTGTACCTGTATCGAATACAGATGTGTTAGGTACTGCGCCACCCATATCACCAGTGTCAGTACCTGCACCAGAGAATGTAGTGTCTGCTTCATTGTAGAACGCTTCTGTTCCCGCTTGTGAAGTCTGACGTGAACGCATTGCGAAGATCAGACCAGTTGGTCCAGTCATTGGTTGTACACCAGCGACATCATATGCGATCAGATTTGGCATAGAACGACGAATCAGTGAAATCAACACTGGATCGTAGTTGTCAACACCAGCACCAGTTGCGTTTGCAGGTGCCTCAGAAAGCAATGATGACATGTTTACAGATGCATCACCTTCTTGACGTAGCGCAATTTCTGTGTTTTCCAGAATCGACGCTGTTACAGACTTACGATGTTGGTCTGCGATTGGTGAAAAAGATTCGTGCTCAAGGATTGGGCCCCACTTTTCCACAAGTTTTTGATAGTTTGACTCAGTCATTTTTTCTATCTCCTTAGTGTTATTTTAATTACTGAATGTATTTATAAATTTTATTTTTTCAGTTTAAATTATCTAGATTTTCTTGAGTTGAGAGCCTCAACAAGAGCATTGATTGAAGGATTTTCAGATGCAGGTTGTACAACTGTTTCCTCTTCGATCATTACTTCGTCTTCCTCGTCAACAACATCTTCTTTTGGAGAAACATTAGTTTCTTTGAAGAAAGACTCTTTGATTGTCTGTAGATTCTCTTTGTAAGAGTCTAGATCAGATGAATCTAGATTCTCTGAAAGAGTCTTCAGACGTTCACGTTGTGACATATTCAGTTCACCTGTCATTTCTTCGAAGATCGCACCCGCTTTTAGATCCGCCACTTCTTTTGCCAAACGAATGTTTTCGTTGACAACGTTATTTGACTTTTCTTCTAACGATTTCATTTCTTCTTCAAGATCAGAAACTACGTCATATGTTTCTTCGTCAACTTTGATGTTGTGTTCTGAGAACAAATCTTTCAAACCGTCCATCAAAGAATCCGCCATCTCTACCTTGATACCAGCTTCGATTGCGACTTCATTTTCTTCCATCCATTCTGAAACGACATAATCAAGATATGCATCCAAGTTTTCGACCATTTCTGAAACCTTAGATTCAACCGCTTCCGCTAACTCAGTTTCCAGTTTGGTGTTAAGTTCTTCTTCGATCTTTTCCACTTTACCTTTAACTGCTTCAGTGACTGCAGCTTCAAAAACAACTGTTACCTTGCCCTTGAATTCTTCTGAAAGATCCATCCCTTCGAAGATGTCTGCGATAGACTCTTCAATGACGATCTCTTCTACAACTTCCACTTCTTCGGCTTCTGCTACAACTTCTTCAGATGCATCTACATCTGCGTCTTCTTTGTAACCAGCCTTCAGAGTTTCAGGTGACTTATCACCTTTGGCGCTGTCTTTTCTTTTCTTATTTGTCCCACCCTCTGGCGTAACAGGCGCAGCCGCTGTTGAAACACCATCGTCAGAGACAATTTTCTTTTCATCTGCCATTGTTTTTCTCCTTAAATCTAATTATGATTTATTTATTACAAAAAGTATTTATAAAAAATTCATTTTCTTAACGAACTAACAAATGTTTCAAACATTCTAGCTGCTGTTGATTCGTCAATACGTTTAGTAATAGTTCTGTATTGCTTCTCAACAGTTTCTTGAATTTCCTCAATTACTTCCTCGACTGGTTGCTGTGCAATCCAGTTACCAGACGCAACATCGTAGTAGAACTCTGTATTTTCCATAATACCATTTACAAACGCATTAGGCGCAGATGGGTCTGTAACGATGTCTACTGTTGCAAGATGAAAGTCCGATTGAACTTCCATTACGCCATTTCTGTTTTTCACAGAACCTAGTCCACGTGTGGATACTCCGCAACGTACACCTTCGTCGATGAATGTCTTAACGATTTCTCCCATTGGTGTGCCAAGGATCTTTGCCTTACCATGGAAGTTGTCGCCTTCTCTATGCATTGAAGTGATCAAGTGTGATACACGATCACCGTTAATCTGTGGTCCGTCTGGGTGACCAAGTTCACCAAGCGCACGTTTCGTATCGATGAATTCTCTCTGATAACGACTCATTTCTTTATCAAGAACTTCACTAGGATAGATACGTCCGTTGCGGTTCTTTAGGTTACCTTGCATAAAGATACCTTCGATAAAGAAACTCTTCTTACCAGTCTCTTCATTCAGTTCGGTAGAGATACCGATATCTTCTGTAATTTCTGAGATCAGTTTCATTGTTCTCGTTTCCTCTCGAATATTTTCTTTTATTTATAACTTTTCAGACTATTGCGCATCATAGTAGTTCTTGGAAAGTTCGCTCCAAGGACCAGTATTGTTCCCATCTCCTACTTTCCTACACTTTACATATGTGTACTGAGTGTTACCACCAGTAGGTGTGAACGTTCTAATACCATTAGTGACTGTACCGTTTGCGTCTTCGTAATAATCTCCGGCAGATGGATCATTTCCATACTCCCACAAACCGTTAGATCCTGGCACAGTTACCCAAGCCATTAGTCATCACTCTCTACCGATTCACCATAACCATAAGATGCAGCGTAGTAGTCATAATCGTCTGAGTCGTTGTAAGAACCACCCATCATACGTTTCGAACCCTCTGCATATGCGTGTAGAGTTTTCATCTGGTTGAAGACGTATGCGAGTTTATTCTGATACCACTCTTCAGGATCGTCAACCATTTCTAGGTAGTCCATGACTTCTTCTGCAGCATAACAGATGAATTCAAGTTGACGTTGCATCATAGGGACTTCTTCTGAAGGGTTCTCTTGCAGATCTTCTGAAGTCTCTTCTACATCAACGTCTTCTTTGTACGCAACATCATATGCTTTTTCGTCTTCGCCTGCGACATAGTCGGAAAGACGTTTGATTCGAGATTTACCTTGAATCTCACCTGAGAACTGTTCTGGTTCCGCAACAGGGTGATCAAATACTTCCACCGAATGTTGGTTCCAGTGTTTTAGTTCTTCTGGGTTGTTTGGCATTGCAACCTCTGAAACTAAGTCTTTAAACGATTTCATTGTTCTGTTCCTATTACATTTAGTTGTAAGTTTATTTATTACTATTCGAATTCGTCTTCGGCGTTACCGAACTCATCCTTCTCAACTTCGATCTGTTCACGTTCTTCTTTGAACTCATCTTCTGACATTTGAAGGATGTTCTTTACCACCCATTGACGTGAGTAGTACACACCAACATGTTCTTCAACATCACGAAGAGTGTTCATGCGTTCACGGATAATCTCAGTCTGTTTTAGTTCTTCGAAGTAGTTATCCTTGACAAAGTCATAACGGATCCTGTTTTTGATTTCTGCAAATTCTTCTGGGCCCATGATACCTTTAAGAATCAATTGTTTTTCTAGGATTGTATTAAACAAACCAGAGAAACGTGCACGTACACGACGAATGAACTTACCGAATTTCAACTCGTCACGTGTGATCTCAGAGACACGACCAAAAGTCGCCATTGTTTCTGGTTCAAGTCTTGAAATCGGAACTTTCAAAGACTTATAAACTTTCTTTAGGAAGTATTGCATGTTCTCATCTGTAGATAGAACCTGTGCACCACCGCCCGCAAGAGTATCGACTTCAGTTGAACGTTCCCCACCTCTACGTGGGAACCAGAAGTCTTCTGTCATCGTCATCATCTTCTTCGCATCTGTGATCTCACCAGTACCAGAGTTATATTGCAGTTTGTTCTTATGACGAACCATCATATCACGTAGGTATTGTTCTGCCTTCGCTTTTGGAAGGTTACCCACGTCAATATAGAAGATTCTGCGTTCTGGTGCACGAGTAAGTGCGTAGATGATTGTTGCGTCTTCCAACATACGAAGTTGGTTCAAGGGTTTGATCGCAGGGTGCAAGTGACCAAGAACCATAGAGTTAGATTCATTCATAATACCAGAAGTGACACGTGCAACAGCGTCTTTCGAAATACGGTGTTGATTCTGAGAACCATTTCCACCTAAACTACTTGAAGAGTTTCCGAAACCCTGTTCTGAGTACAAGAAGTATTCGTTCTTTACTCTTTTGGTTGGGACACCAGAAGCGTCCTTTGCATTCTTGTCAACTTCTCTAACAAGTTTGATCTTGCGTGGATCTACGTAACGTAGTTCAACAACGCCTCGTTTTAGATCTTCTTCGTCAATAATAATATGAAAGTTTAGTCTACCATCGACATAGAATTTACTGAACAAATCGTATGCGGTGTTGGTAAAGTCAAGAAGAGAAAGAACCTTGTCAAACTCTTCTACAATTCTTTCTTTTACTTTATCTGGGACATCTTCAATTTCATCTAGTACACACTCTACAACTTTATCGTAGACATCAACAGAAATTGCTTCGTTGATTACCTCATCCAATGCCTGAGCGATCTCAGGTTGCATTGCCATATTACGATATTTGGTTACCAGTTCGGATTCAGATTTCGCCGTCTCCTCAACATTGATGCCAGTGCCATAAAAATTACCCAGCGCATTACCGACTGTAATTGCACCGTCATCGTTTGAGGGTTCGACGAAAGAAACAACTTGTTGTTGTTCCTCGCCGTTATCCCTCTTAATTTCAAAACCAAATAATTTCACTTTAATTCATCCTATAATTTAAGAAGTAGAAATACCAGTCGCACCCTCAACTCGCCAGAAGTCGTATTGGAATGTAACGGTAAATTCTTCGATTTGATCCGTAGAAGACCAGTCCATTGCAATTTCACTTACGTTAATTGGGTACATACCCTCAAACACATAAGTTCTAAGTGCAGAACCATCTTTCGAATATTGTGTAATCAAACCGTTTGATTTGTAATCTTGTGGAAGTGTACGAACGTTCGCATCGTGTGCTGCAATACTGTTCATCCATGATTCCATTGCGTTACGAACCAAGAAGTCTTCATCGTTAATGATTGTCACTGTCCAGTCTGCGAATGTTCTATCGCCTGCATATTTGACCTCACGTCCAAAGTAAGGTACGGTGTATGCTCCGATTGTCGATTCGGGGATACCCGCTGCCCTTACCATGAAAGGTACTTTGAAGTCTGCTGCAGGTACGACTGGGTTTGTAATCTGACACTGGAAGAGGGTAGGACGTGCGCCACCCCCTGTCAGTTCGGATTTAAACTCGTTGATGTTAAAAGCCATATCTTACCTCTCCTTATGTCAACTGTCCAACGATCTCGTCGAATTCGACACCAGATCTTGTTGCAACAAATGTAAGTTCGATTGTATTAATTGAACGTGCAGGTTTGATGAAGATACTCGCTTTGAACATGTTCGAATCAATGACCTGTGGTGTATTGACTGTTCCGTCTGAAACTACACGGAAGTCGATGATACCACGTCTACCTTGAATCTCACGCAAGAACGGTTCAACAATGTTGCGGAACTGTGTCTGCGTAAACTCATCATTTAGTTCGAACAAGAACGATTGCGCTGCAGTTGCGATTGATTTCTCTACTGCGATAAACAATCTACGAACATTGATGCGATCAAATGCACTTGCGAAACCTTGACCAGTCTTGTCACCAAACAACAGAATACCTTGACCTACTTGCGAGATAACTGGGTTGATGTCTGAACTGTACAGTTGATCTCTTTGGTCCTTGTTCGGGTTGAATGCAAGTTTGATAACATTCTTGATTACACCCTTACGATAACCTGCAGGAGATTCAAATGGTTGTACTCGTGAACACAGACCTGCCATATCACCGTTCAATGGAGTCCAACGGTATACATCGTTATATTTGTCATAACGATATTTATAACCAGAGTCCAGAACCATGTAAGAACTTGCTGTCAGTTTGTTACGATATGCAATTGCGTTTGTTAGTTTCGCATTTGTTTTAACTTCGTCTACAACTGCTTCTTTAGATGGTGAAACGAATGCAACGCAGTCTCTACGACTATCTGCAATGTTACCAATGATGTAGTTTGCAATCTGTCCGTTGTCGTCACCCTTACCTTGTAGGACAAACGAGATGTCAATTTCGTTTGCATTTGCGAAGTTGTCATATGCAAGAGCAGTTGGTCCAAACGAAGCAGAACCTTCTGCAGTACCATCTGCACCACCTGATAGAGATTCGTATTCAGATGTTGCTGCAAGGAAGTGTGCAGTGTTTGCAACATTTACCCAAGAACTTAGATTCTCAATTACTGTTGCATAGTAGTTTGTTCTACCGTCTGAAAGTGTTGCACCTGCAGTTGTCGAAACGTCTTCGAATTTTTCTAGGACAGTTCCTTTAGTACCTGTGATTCCACCATCTGCGTCAATAACTGCAACATGATAGTTGTCTGTAGTTGGCGCCTTACCAAAGATACTTGCATGTTTCCACTTGCGTGTCATTGATAGTGCACTCAGTGAAGATTCTGCAAGAGTAAATTTAGTTGCAAGAACTGCTTTGTACTCATAAACACCAATACTATTCGCAGGATCGAAAAGTGCAGAGTTGGCGGCATCTTCGTCTGACAAATACAGACCAGTTGCACCGACTTTGTTTTCGGTCCAAGTTGATAGTACGATATTTTGATATCCTACTGAGTCGTTACCTATAGTTACAAGATCATTCGCAGCAACGTTATCATATTGTGTTCTTGTCTGGAACTGGAATGTTGTCGATGCAAATTCTATATCTTGATCATATTGTGTATCTCCCACATCTGTGTTAGCGCCAAATAGAATTGATGATACTGGAATATCGCCTGCATCAAAAACATCTGCTTCAAACGATCCAGATTTTACATATGCAACATCAATGTTGTTACCCAATTCACCAACATATTTTGCTTCGAATGCACCGAATGTAGAGTTTGCAACATCCAGAGTACCACTCACGTCTGTGTTTGCGATGATTGTATTCGCTGGGTAGAACACATAATCATATGAGTCTGCCTTTGCAGATCCTGTAGTTTCTGCACGATGTACAAACAATGCATTTGAATATGCAAGATAGTCTGCCGCAGTGAACCATGTTTCGTAGTTTGAATCTGATGGTTTACCAAAACGGTCTACTAGTTGGTTTTCTGAAGTAATAAGAATTGTTTCGTCGGTTGGACCCCAACCAAATACCCCCGCAATTGCAGCAGGAGGCGTTGCAATGGCTGGGACGACTTGGCTTGCGTCTACTTCACGAACTATTACGGAAGGACTTACGGAAAAAGCCATATTTTTCTCCTTTGTATAAATTTATTTTTTATCAGTTCATATCACTGTTTTTATTTATAAAAACAAAAGTTTAAAATATCCAGTCGTCTTCACGCTTCACAGGTTGGAATCCACCTTGGGGTAGATCCTCACCTACATCGATGAACCCAAAGGGCAATAAATCTTCTTCAATTTGTTCATCTGTCTTCTCCCTCAACATCATCATCGTGTTAATATCAGTCATATCTTTGAAATACATCTGATCTGTTAACCACGAGAAAATTACCAAATTCATTACCAAATCATCATGTGAACCAGATTCCGCCTCGTAAGAGTTACCTTTTTTAGAAAACCGTGATAATTCCTGAATTGTATTAAAATCTTGTAAAATCAGTTGGTTCTGTTCTACCAACATTTTCAAAATAGAACATCCAACAGATTTTACACTCTTCGTTGTTCTTATGCCATTGTCTACGTTTTTGCCGAATCCTGCCGAAATCCTCTTTCCCATCCGACCTGCGTTTTCTGTATACAGAATGTTTTCATATCCATAATCCATCAGTAACACATCAGACACCTGTTCTCCTATATCGTTAATCTCGACAAGAACAGCTGCCTCGTGGTACAACATTCCTACTCTATATATAATAGATGCGAAATCAACTGGCCCTACCATATTGTCTCTGAACGTGCAGACTTGTTTATATGGCATCTCAGTGATATCAATTACTGTAAACGTTGAATAGTCCAATCCTTTACCACGAGAAACGTCGACTGTCATCACATAAGTCCGATCTCTATCGGGTCTCTCATATTGAAAAAGGTTGTCTTGTTCTGCAATCGGACGTGAGGGTGCAAGTTCTTTCAGCTTTGCACCGTTGACCAATGTACCAGAACTTCCCAGAAACTCACAACAGTATTCCTGTCTGAACTTCTGTTCATCATAATCAAGTGCGGCCAAGGTTTCTTGTCGCCACTTCTCATCTCTGCCAGGCACGTCATTCCACATGACCTTGACAAATTCGTATCCGTTTGTTTTTTCTTCTGCGCCCTTACAGGTTTTCCAAAAGTGGTTCAAACCATTTGGTGTTGATGTCATTAATAGTTTTGTAGAGTCACCTGATGAGATTGTAGGATATACAGATGCGAAGAACTCATCATATCCTTCAATAAATGCAACCTCATCCAAGTACAGGAAGTTAACAGACTTACCACGAATTGCACTGGAAGATGTTGTACCCGCAAGGATCTGACAACCGTTCTCTAATGCAATGTTACCCTTGTTCCATTCTTCAACGCCTTGCTGCAACCATTTAGGCAATGCTTCAAATGCTAATTTAACACGAGACATAACCTCACGAGATGCATCACCTTTGTTTGCAAGGATTGCAACTGTCTTGAATTCATTGAATAGAATATAATGAAGAATGACTGCAACTGCAGTTGTTGTCTTACCAGACTGTCGTGCAGTCAAAACTGCAACACGTCTGTGATTTGTAATTTTTTTAGTGATGTCTTCTTGATAATCATACATCTTAAAGGGAACGAGTCCCTTGTCCACGTGTACAATTTTAATATATTTCTTTGCGAAGTAAATAGGATCTTCTGCACACTTCATATACTCCTTGAGCATTTGTTGTGTGTATTCTATTTGTTCTCCAACCCTCTTTAGGTTGTTATTACCAAGATATCCCCTAGTTAGTGGATCAACTATTGCCATTATCCTCACCCTTCAACATACTTAGTAAGTCTGCAGTAGAGACGATTAGGTTATTGTTCGTCACATTCGTTTCTGGTTTACCGAATGCATCCTCATCTTTAACCATTTTCTTTTTAGAAGAAATTTCTACATACTCTTTGTTTGCATCTAGGAGTGTCTTCATAAGTGTGGAAACCACCTCGAATGCACGAGGTGATTCCGATTGTTTTGCGATCTCAACCATTTCTCTCACTGCATCATCACCTAAGTTGATGATATTTGCAACATTAGATCTGGCCAATTCGAGATCCTTTAGGTTCTCATCGCTGGCCTCATTTGAGGTAGCGAGTGATCGTACCTCTCCTTCAACAACTTGCAGATCGTTCGTCTGCGTCTGCGATCCTTCTGTTTGCGAATTTTTCTCCAATTGAGGTTTCGCCAATACCCCTTCGTTCGATTGTCTATCCTCGTCAGTTTGACTTTGTTCTCCACTAGATCCGAGTCCTCGTAGAGATCCAACATTCTCATGTGGTTCTGTAGTGTCTTCTGCTTGAGTTTCTGCAAGTGAACGTACCCCCATTGATTGTGAAATTTTATCATCTATCATTCTGTATTCACCTCTACAATATTGATGACGCCCCAATCGTCGTCAAATTCAATTTGTCCAAATGGTATAGTTTCGTCAACGTCTGTAGTTGGTTGACCATTAGCGGTCAAACCAGGCTGTGTTGTAAATCTGGATTCCCAGACTTCATCAATATCGGCGGTTGGACTTGTATTTTGTGTTAACTTTACATCTACAAATTTGATGACTGGTTTTGATCTATTTGGTCCAAAGTACCACGCTTTCATAGTAAACCCTAAAGTATAAAGAACACTTTGTCTTTCAGTAAAGTCTCCCTCATACACTTCTTCTGTTGTTACACTATTTAACACCAGAGGAATATCAATTGGTTCTAGATTATCCATCAACTTAACTGTCGATGTGAAATCTGGATTAAAGAAAGGAACAATCTGTTCCATAATTTTTGCAGCATCTTCTGAGTACTTAGTCATGATGTACAAAGAGAATTCCAAATTATATGGAACACCCGCATAAACAAACCCACGACCAATTGCACCATCTTCAATGGTTGCTTTACGGATTTTGGTTGTAGGATTAATCTTACGTTCACCATCATATGTCATACTGTTCAACTCGAATGACATTCGAGGCAACGTAATTGCAGTCGGACGATCAAGATCTGGATCTTGGGTCACACGTGCAAGAATCTTTTGAAAGGGCGCATAAGAAATCGGAACTATCATTTCCTGTTCTGTGTTAGAATCGATAGTTCTTTTGATTTTAA